CCATAACACTTGTATCTATACCAAGTTCATCGCCAAACACCTGTCTAAAGTATTTAATCTTACTCCATAATGAAACAGTTGATTGACCTTTCTCATTTTTATATATGCCATCTTTACGACACAATTCATTGACTTGTTTTATTTTATCACGCATCTAACCCCCATAGTTGTTTAATTGTTTTACGTTGCTTGTTTGTTAAAAATTTATAATGGTAGAAGTGATTAAGATCGGGTGGCTCTGAAATGTCTGCTAACTTTTGCAGATCCCCCTTACAATAGATAATCATTTGTTCCCAGTTATAAATTCTTTTTACCATCATGTTGTATTGATATTCTAAATGATCGTCATACAAAGCTGCGTGAGTGTCATCGTATATTAAATATTCTTTATCATTAACTAAAACTAAAAAAGGTTTCTTACCTGTACACTTCCAATAGAAAGCTACTTGTCCCCAGTACGCATCAAATATACTATCATCACTTAATGGTTGAGTTTTAAAATAGTATTCATCTTTACCTTTTTTCTTTACGATGCTTGGTGGTTTTGTTTTAAGTTCTATAAATGATTTGTTAGTTTCATAATCAATACGACCTATGATGTCGTGTAATAATTGTTTAGGTTTGTTCATGACATATCGTTCAGAGGTAATCTTATTTTTGCCACAAAGTTCCTTAACCACCTTTCTTGTTTGCTCAATAGTTTTATGTGCATACTCAATCATGTGTTCTCTTGCGTAAGCATCTTTATGATCTACAGGATCATACTTGTTAATATCTTCTAACTCCTTGCCAAACACCTCGTCATAGTTCCTGTTAGTTAATGTTATGGTTTTATCTTTCCAATAAAGAGTTTCACATTCCATTCTTTGAGCTGTGTTATTAACTAGGTTTCCAAATCTAGGTTTATATTGCATAGGAAACATACTTCTCTCTACTCCGTCATGGTGTCCGTAGTTAAGATTAAATTTAGCTAGTGGCATACTAGAACTAGAAGGCGACCAATGATCTAAGCCTTTACCATTATTTAATGTATTAAAATATTTTTTATTACTCATTGTTTTCAATGCCTTTATTTCATAGTTTTTCCACTATGGCAATAGTAAATAAACCTTGATTGTGCATAACTTTTTTGGTAATGGTCTGTATTCAGAAAGGAAAATAATGAAATTAAAAGATTATCGTACAAAAAATAAATTAAGTTGCTCAGAGTTAGCAAGAAAAATAGGTGTTCAAAATATAAATCCTGCAACAAACGTATGGAGGTGGGAGAACGGACAAAGAATACCTCGTAAAGAAGAAATGAAAAAGATTTACATAGGAACAGAAAAACAAGTACAACCCAATGACTTCTATGATCTCAAAATATAAAAGAGTTAAAATTACTTGGTTTGATATTTGTTCTAGCGATGAGGCATGGACACATCAATCAGAAATATTAAATCATGACGTGGCTACTTGCACCGACGTCGGCTACATTTATAAAAAAACTAAATCAAAACTATGGCTCTTTACTTCTTATTCGGAAGATGAAGATGGTTTATCTGTGGGTGGTGTCACTTGCTTTCCTATGGGATGTATTAAAAAAATTGAAGTATTAAAATGACATACGTTGGTATCTTTAATGAGATAGATTTACAGGATAAAGTTAAACAACTTAAAAAAGAATTAAAACAATTAAGGCAAGAAAAAGACAGAGGTCAGCTTGATCTAACTAAAGTTATTGAGATGCAAGATAAAGAGATTGATATTTTAAAAGGACAGATTGATCTTAAAGAATTTGAAATAGAGTTTCTAAAAAAAAAGAATGGCTAGATGGACATATGCTTTTAGTAATGGCAGTTATAATGATTGGCATAGGCAATACGAGGGTATAGCAATGATAGATGTGGATAGTGTTGAATGTTGTCCACAATGCTACGAGCCTTTGGCTATGATTGAGACGTGCTATGATAAAGGACAGAAATACAAGTCTACCACCCTCTTAAAAACCCTTGCTAGTCGCCTTCAGATACCCAGTTTTTTAGTATTCTATAAGAAAGTAACACAGGATAGCCTATCTTTTAGGATCAAGCGTCTATGGCTCTCTAATGCAGAGTTTGAATTAATGAATGAGGATGAATGGGTAAGAGAACTATACGAATTACAGCACCAACACAAACAACATTGTAAATATGAAACAAAAGTATGATCCACACATAAGAGTTAGGTTTGATCTCTTTGACGATCCACAGTTTAGAACTATTCCAAATAAGCATAAGGCACATTGTTTGTGTGTGTTGATTTGTTTGCTAAAGTTTGTCAATAATAAGACACTCCAATGTTATCCACGCAAAGCCACTATATCTAGTATGACAGGTCTATCTTATAGCACTATATACAGAGCCACAGTATGGCTTATTCGTGCTAAGATAGTGTCTAAAAAAAGGCTACCAAGTACACTTCTATACACAATAAACTCTAAGTATATTGTAGGTAATAGAGTGAGTAGTCATATAGACAATAGGGATAGGTCAGGAGGACTTAGCGATGTGTCTGCTAGCTCACTATATAAAAGAACTACCACTATAACTATCATAGATAAACTAATAAAAGAAGTTGTAGATAAAGGAGGAGATCAATCTAAAATAATTAGTAATCTAGCTACTCTACCTGCCGATACTTTAAAGAAAGCCATTATAGATAACGACAATATATATTATAGTAGGTTGGCATTAAGAGAACAATCTGAGAAAAGGGGTAAGCTGGTGGATTTACCTAAAAACATAGTAGATAACATAAGAAAGAAAACTCATTTTGGTTATCAGAAAGCAATACACAAGAGGAGAGATTTAGATGGCAGGAAAGCCAAGACAGAAAGTTTTTTGTCAGAGCTTAACAAGAAGAAGTAAAAGACCTTGCTTGGCTAAAGGCTTTCTATGTGCTAATGGTAAGTACCTTTGTAGATTTCATGGGTACAATAATATTTTAGGGTTCCAAAAACCAAACTATACAGATGACAAAAGAATTAACCAACTCAAAGCACTCTACCAATTCAGAAACAAAACAAGAGAAGAAGTCCAAGAATACTATTACTCCACTGTTAAACCCAAGCTCCTTGACGGAACAAAATCTGAGTACCATAGAAGAGCAGCTCGTAAGAGGTCTAACACTTTCAGAAATACTAGATCAAAAGCAGTATCAGTTCAGCTTGATGAAGTTCTATCATTTTTTAAAAAAAAATCCAAAGCTAGAGAGTAGAGTTATTGAAGCTCGTAAGTTAGGTGTCCAAACTTTAATTGATAAGATGCTACAAATATTCCAACATCAAGAAGTAGAAAATCCTAATCAAATTCTATGGATAAGAGAGAAAACAAAGTTCATTCAGTATCTTGCAGGTCATTTAACTGATCTCTATTCTAATAATAAGGTCCAAAATATTAAATCTGATACAAGTCTAAAGGTAAGTTGGGAGGATAGCCAGGATCTTATTGATGTAAGTACTGCCGAGACAGTACCTACACCTTTAAAAGATTAATTAATTAGTCATGTATTCACCCCCTATTCTATGCAAGGTACGACTTTGTAATTTAACTATTACCGAGTTTTTTAAGTGTTGCATACTTACTATATACCCGCATTTTTTTATTTTTAAACCTAACTGAATTATTTTTATAATGAGTATATATCACACCTTGAACACTCAATATATTTAATAGAGTTAATCTAGCTAACTCTTTTAAATTATTTTTACCACTTGCTATCAAAGTATTTTGACAAGTGTCTTTGTAATTTTTCATCATGTTTTTTCTTTTCATCTTTATAATATTGATACCCAAACACTACAACAGCTACCAATATAATTAATATTAATTGCTTATAACTTTCCATTAAATTGCTGTGCTTTCTGTTATAACTTGCCAACAAGACTTGCAATAAAACATTTCATAAACAAAATCAAAATCAAGAAGTTTACCCTCTTTTCTCTCATGATTTTTAATCATTGTTTTTTTACATTGATGGCAATTTGTTTTTTCTTTTTTTTTCTTTTTCTTCTCGCTGCTCATTTATCCCCTCTCTTTTTTTGATCTCGTTCTTTTAGAAAGTCTACAACATTAGCTGCCAGGTGAGATCCATTAGTTTTAGTTGTATATCTAAAAGTATTAACGTCATCTAGCTTGTCTTCTACTTGTTGCATTGTGTCATTGATATTAAAGTTAAAGTTATACTTATCTTTTAATATCTTTAAGACTGATACAAAGTATTTAGCTTTCATTGATCCCCCTTTTTTCATTTAATATTTTTAATATTAACTTTGCTTTTTGTGGTGTCAGTTCCATTTGATTGGTTGTATTACCAAGTCCATCAAATATTTTTATACTAAAACCAAAGTTAGTTTCTTGTAGTTTTTTGAATTGTTCCCTTACATAGTTTTCATATCTATTCATCATTACCCCCAAATATTATATAGGACCAAAATATATACAAAGTAATTATTGGTATGCTCTCTAATACTATCATCATTTTATTTACCCCTTGTTTGTTTTTATATTTATCTTAACCATTTTGGTTTATTATGCAACATCTTTTTCTTCATTGTCATTCAACCATTCATAAGCTACACCAATAAGTTTTTCATATATTGCTGTTCTTATAATGTCGTGAACACTAGGATTTTGAGGTAATAGTCCATAATCATCTACTTCTGCTAAAGTGTGATCACTTCCTAATACATCTATTAAGTCTCCATTATATATTGGAACATAACCATCAGCATATTCAGTTATTAAATCACTAGGATATTCATGTTCTAATATTTCTTTTTTATTGTCGTTTAGCTCATCAACTAGGTCTTTTTCTAATTGGTGCATTGTTGTTTTATCTGTCATTATTTTTTCCTTTGGTTGTTGTTTTGATTAATTAAAGTTTGTTTCACGAAATTTGAAACAGACTCTAAATCTTTTTTTATTTGTTCCCTTTGTTCTTTTGTAAAAGATTTTCTGATAGCTTTAGCTTTTCTATTTTCAGCACAGTATTCAGATATTCTTTTATCCCAGTTTTTAGATTGATACGTTGTTTTTTCTTCCCACATTTTTTTTTCCTTTGTTGTTTTTGTTGTCATTAATAACCATAATGGTTAATGTAATAGAAGTCAAATAATTTGTGTTTAAAATGGGTCAAAGATATTAGTGTGATATAAATACAACTGTGGTAAATATACAACACTATGAGATATACTTATTTAATAAAGGATCAGCAAGGCAATCAAGAACAATTCAAAGCTATGAGTTATAAGAAGTTATTAAAACAATTAAACAATAAATATAAACCTGATGAAGTAATACAAATAAATTACACCAATAAAAAAGATCATGAGCTATTGAAGTATGTAAAGATTAAAAGGGTTGAATAAGATCCTATTCTAATATGTCAACGACATCGGCAGCTCTCGTGTATATAATCGGTCAGTAGTATTGACCTATATATTAAAGCATTAACCAATATGGTTTAGTGATAATT